GAGCTTTTGTTCGGGCCAGGGGGTATTTAGATAAAGGGGCCGTTTTAAGTCCCGAACAAAAGCTCTTTGGTGAATGTTATCGCCTAAACCACGAAGACCAACGATAAGAAGCGGCCCCGGTTCTTTTGGTATAGCATCCAGAAACCTGTCTTCAATTCCCATTTGTTGCTCCTTGCCTGTATTACAAACCGGGGTTAACTATACACCACCCTTTTTTAAAGTCTATGTTTCTTCTAAAAAGCGGTCCTCGTAATCCCCATTAGGTAAATCGGAACCGGGTAAATCAAACTGGCCCCGCTTAAAGGCAGGTGGTACCCGGTCACAATCATTATCATCAATCTCCTTATCCGAAATACTAATACCCCCGGCATAGGGCATGGAATATCTTTGGGCCGAACGGTTGGCCAGGTTGTCCGCTACTGCTTGAAATTGTTTAAGCCTTTGGGAATATGAAATTCTTAAATCCGCAACGGATTTATCAACAAGTTCTTTGTATTTGGCAATAATGGCTTGAACACAAATGGAGGCGGCCGCATACATGTTTCCTTCTTGAGTAAGGAAAAAATTTATTTCCTCGTCCTGAAGTTCCTGGATATTGGTATTGGTATCCCCAATAAGAAGACGAACTTGGTAAAGTTCAGTGGAAGCTAAAGCCGCAATATTATAGGACCAAGTCATTTTTACCTCCCATAAATATCCCAATCAAAAGGAGAAACAGCAACCGGACTAACTACTGGCAAAGGTGTGTGCGTGGCAGTTGGTGTAAAAGTTGGAGTAAATGTAAACGTGCTTGTGGGCGTTAGTGTAGGGGTGTAAGTAAAGGTTGGCGTAAGAGTTGGAGTAAATGTAAACGTGCTTGTGGGCGTTGGAGTTGGTGTAAATGTTCCTCCTGCAGTACCGTCTGAAGTCACGTGAAGCGCTGTCCCATTCTGAAAAAATATTCTTTGAATACGGACATCCGTAATACCCTTTCCCTGATCAGCAACAGGAAAGGTCTGAGGAGGATTGTTTCTAGCCAAGGTTAGTTCTGAATCCACAAAACTTTGAACAGGGGGGCTAGTAACTCCCTGATCGGCAACTTGATACCCGGAACTATTTTTTCCATTTTCCCAATAAACAGTTGCTCCGGCCTGGGATGGGTTTGTATTATTAAAATAGGTTGTCGTTGTAAAAACATTATTAAGGAACCAAGCTATAGTCCCACTAACCGGATTTACGTAATTAGTAACAGCTACGGAACTACCCACATTTACGCCAATAAATCCGGCTGTACCTACGAAACCATTTAAAGAAATGGGGGAACCAGCGGAATTTATACCCATGTTAGCGCCCATAATTAAAATATTCCCTGTATCTGTGGGGCCTTCCTGGGCAACATTATTTCCCCCTCCTTCTGTATAACAATTGCCACAAAATAAATTCCCATCATTAGTGACATTATATAAGGAAGAAGAAGCCCCTGTAGAGCTCGCCCCTACATCATACATTCCTAAAATTGCATTAGATGGAGAACCGTTTCCTATTACTTCAATATCTGGAACAGAGGAGTTTCCATTAGGCTCAAAATTGATTAAATTCATAACTGTATTGGTAAGGGTATCAAACAAAATATCATGATTAAAAGTATTACCGGAAGTTCTTAATCCCTCTCCAAAAATATGGGCACCAACTTGATCCGCACCATAAACATGAATTAGTTCATTGTGATTAGTGTTATTTCCAACAATAAACATGTTTCTAATATCCATTTTACTTGGACTAGAAAGACTAATCATTGGGGAAGTCCAACTTCCAGAAACGGAAAGATTCGTAGCGTGATTATCCCCAGCTAAAAATCCATGAATACCTCCGGGACAAGTAACCCCAATACTAAGAGGATAGTTACCTGCTGGAAGATGCACAATTGGATTTGTTCCGGACATGGCTGTAAGGGCCGCCTGAATTACACTGGCCGAAGAACCCGGAGTTAAATCTGTTATATTGGAATTTAATTGAGTAGGTTCCGGAACGGGCGTTGGAATTGCTGTTGAAATGGAACCACGTGAAACCACCTGATCTTCGATGGACCAATATTTAGCAGATTGGCCGGAATCACTACCTTCATAGGTACAAGAAACAGCATTACTTAAAGTATATTGATTATTGATAGACTCCATATCTGCCCCACCAACACTAGAACCGGATGGTGTAACCATATTTACAGCAACAGTAGTGGCCCCATTTACACTACAAATTTGATTATCAAAAACAATAGCAGGTCCTAAATTCGTAAATGACATTGCCATTTGATTTGTGGTATTTAAAACTCGATTGCCTTCAACCTGAATACAAACCGCCCCAGCTGATCCACTTAATTTTAAAAACTGTTTTGATCCACTGGAAACGTTAAAAGCATAGGAATAGAAATCATCTGTGTTTCCAGTTTCATTATCCGCATTAGTGCTTCCCTGATAAACGTTGTAATAACAATGGATTGCTCCAGACTCTAATGTATTTGTATTTCCATCCCGACACTGGTTAAAATTACAGTACCATTCCCATTCATCTAAACCGTTATAAGATTCAACACTTACCCCGGCAAAGGTTTGCTGGTTAAAGGTGCATCTAAGAATTCCGATTTCAGAATTTGTGGGAGAAGCGTTTTGACTAAGGGCTAAACCGTTATCCATATGGTTGAATGTAAGGTCTGAAAATAAAAGGCCCGTAGGGGCATATCCACCACTACAAGAACCAGAAGGACACTGGGTGCCTATTCCAATATGGGCTCCAACACCGCTAACACCGCCACTAGCCCCATCCATAACAAAACGGCCAATTTCAAAAAGAGTATCTGAATTTAATTGAATGGAAGCCGTGCTTATGTTTCCGCCTGCCCATTGAAGGGTTACGGAACTTTGGGAAGCCCCCCACACACTAAAATTATCTTTATTTTGAATTGTCAGCGGGGCAGAATATTTATAAGTTCCAGCGGGAAACCAAATAACACTTTGACTAGAACTTATGGAATTAAAAGCGGTTTGAATAGCCGTTGTTGAATCCGTGGAACCGGTCGGGTCCGCTCCATAAGTGGTTACAACATTGCCCCAACTATTAAAGGGGCCTAAAAAATAATCCGTGGCAAAAGCATTATAGTAAAAAAAGAAAAGTAAAAAAATAACAAGGAACTTTTTCACGGTTATCCTTGGGGTACAAAAATATCTTTAATGGACCTCCAAAATGCCCACTTACTCTTATCTACCAAAACAGGATAAGACCAGGGGGAAGGAACCCCATCATAAGTAGTTGTTCTTTTCTCAACCAAATAAATTCCATTTTTAAATAATAATTCCCGATAAAAAGCCCCGCGTGTATTCCAATACCATACATAAATCTTCAGAAATGCCCCAGGTGTTGGCGTACACCCAGCAGTGTTAAAAACAAAAGCAAGCGCTCCCGTAGGTGCATTAACTCCACCAGCAGTGGCTGAACCCCACCCACCTGATGTAGCTCCTGAAATATTGCTGTTATTTAGTACGTTACTGAAATTATGTTCGGAACCAAAATCTCCCAAATAAGACGGTATGGTAGTATTACAGGATACAGAAATACCACCACCAAAAGGATTGGTTCCAGGGGTTGGACCGACTTCAACCACGGTATATCCGCAACCGTAAAGCTGTGTTACGCCAGACCCTATAGTCACAAAGTAATTTGTATTAGAGGCACTTGGCGTAATGTTCCACGTTGCTACGGCAACTGGATAGTTATTAAGAAAAGCGGCCTGGGTTGTATTTATCGCTTGCGTTGGAACTTGTGTAGCTTGAAATGCGATTGCCGTTGCTTGCGCCGCAATAGCAGTTTGAACAGCGGCTGGCATCGAAGCCCCGGGACCCGTAGTAGCAACTGCCGCTACAACGGTAGCCTGAGCCGCGATAGCTGTTTGAATGGCGTAGGCTTCTTGAACGGATATTGGGGTAGTGGTAGCCGCCACCTGGGCATTCGCAATAGCCGTTCCCAATGCCGCCACACTTGTTTGAATTGCTCGGACACCCTGATCACTGGCATACCCACCAAGCGGAGTAGGAAGAACCGTAATATTGGCATTCAAATTATTGGAAATAAGGTTCCCATTGCTATCACACTGAACCGGATGAATATTTCCGGAACTATCCACCGCCTTTAAAAGCACGGCAGATTGGGCCAGGGCTAAGCCCACACTCAGGGCCAAGGCGCTCAACAAGGCTAAAAGACGGTTTTTCATGTTTTACTCCTTAGGTTGGATAAAACGTTGTTCATAAAGAAGCTTAATGTTTCTTTCCGTTATGGCTCCTGCTTTTAGGAAACCATCTATATCAATATCGGCATTTACTTTCAACAGGATTCCCTGAATACCAAAGGGACGAAGGACACGATAGATTTTTGTTTTTTGACTGAATTCCGGAAGTGCCATTACTATTTCTCCTTGCTTGTCTTAAAGAGAGATTGCTTGTTTTAAAGAAAAATAACCGGGGGCCGAAACCCCCGGTTATTAAAATCAACTTTCCACTACAACTTACGTCATGTTGTAGAAGAAATATCCCAAGTCCGCCCCAACCAGGTTCATGTCGAAAGCCATTTCGATTTCGACACGGTCGGAGGCCAGCTCTTCCATCCGGAACTGCTTGATGCGGTTCCCCATCAAACCCGCACCAAGGTATCCGTTCCAAGAGAACGTATATCCCGCCGAAGGAGTCATAATTCCAGGCTCCGGAGCGGCGTAGCAAAGAAGGGCGTTATTGGCGCCTATGAATTGATGGTTATTCGGCTGGCCTTCCTTCGCGGCGTTGTAAATTGCTTTCATCACCAAAACCTTGTCGACCTCGAAAAACTGGGCCATAGTCTTGGCGTTCACCGTTGCGGGCGAACCGGGCGTCCCTTGGTACTTAATACGGTCCGTCAGGATAGGATGATCCACAAGGGCTTGATAAACCTGATAGCCAAGAACCAAAATATTCGGTTCAAAGCCAGTGGACTGAAGAATCACCCCCTTCGCGGTACGGACATCCTGGCCCGGATTGGAGTTGGCGTATTGGGCCACACCCCACTTCCAAACCTGACCCGAGGATGGCGTGGAAGTTACCCCCGTCACCGTGGTTGTCCAAATGTTTTGATTGAAAAATTTGGTTGCCCAAATGTTTTCCCGGCGAATCAAAGCTTTCATGGTGCAAAACTTTGTCGCTTCGATGTCCGGGGATAAAGGGGCATCCGCATTGGACCTGGTCTGATCACCAATGTCCTTATGGAATGCGTACACCCGAGCGGAATAGTTGTTTTCCGCAATGGTGTAAGCACCACCAGCGGACTCGGCTCCATCCGCCCTCTCCCTCATTTCATCCCGGTTAAACTCACCCCGATCATAGGTGAAATAGAGGTCCGATTTGTTTTGAACAGGTATATTCGGGAAAACCTGTGCGGCCACAAAATTCCCGGCATCCTGCATATATGCCACGCTAACTTGCGTTAACGCTCGATTGATGTGGACATCACTACTAGATGGTTGAGGCATTGGCTACTCCTTCTTCACCTATGATAAGGTGATAAATTTGGTGGTGCTTTTTTACAAATTACCCAATGAAAATCGGGAAAATATCCCCAGGCGAAGCGGATTGCAAAATGCGGACTTTAGAAGTTCCCGAAGTATAGGGAACCACATTACCGTTCGCATCGGATTGACCGTAAGTGCCGGCACTCAACGGGGTAGCTCCACAAATAGCCTTGGAGATACCATACTTTCCAACCTGAGTAATCAGGCCGGAAGCCGTACCGTTGTCATCCTGCACCACCCCGTCAATGGCCCCGCCCGCAGTTGCTTGCGCCACATTACCGTTTGAATCAACGGCAACCAGCGTATAAATCGGGATGGAAGCCGCAACAGGAAACGAATAGCGGCGAAGATTCTCTTCATAAGACATGATTGCTTTCTCCTTTACTTAAATTTTTATTACGTTATTAAAATGTTCAACCCTTTTAGAAGGGGCTTAGCTTTGGGCCGCACCCTCCTTTTGCATCAATTTATAAATATCCGGGCTCTGTAACATGGCCTTTTCGGTGGCCTTCGCCTCACTGATATTTTGTTCCTTGGCAATGGTTTTTACCAAGTTCTGGAATTGATAGGTAGCCGAATTGGCATCCCCCATTCCCAACTTACCCAATTCCGAAAACAAACCGCCCTTTTCAATCTGTACCGCTTGGGCCTTAATGGTTTTCACCAAATGCTCAACGGCCAGGGGGTCGGTCTGCTGAAGCTTGTAAATGGACTCTGCCAAAAGATCCTTTTGGACGCCCTTTACATCGCCCAGGGTTTCCGTTTTGATTTTGGTAACGGCTTCCCTTTTTTGCATGTCAGCGATAATAGCTTCCTGCTTGGCGACCTTTTGCTGAAGTTTCACAACGGGCGCAAAGTCATGCTTTTCCAAAAACATCTTGAACATTTTCTCCGTGGCGGAATCTTCCCCATCGTCCGAACCGTCATCGTTGCCATCGTCCGAACCGTCATCGTTGTTTCCATTGGCGGCTTCATGGGCATCCATGAAATCGCTTTGATCCTTGGGCGACAAGGCGTCGAACGCGGCGTGCTGGGCCTTGGGAAGCTTGTTCTGTTTAAAGTGCTCGGCCTTTCCGGAATTAGCGGCCTTGCGGGCTTCCGTCAACTGGGTATTCAGGAACACCACACGGTTATCCTTTTGATCCAGTTTTGCCACTTCGGCGGCCAAGGTATCCAACTCGGCCAGCTTCACCGTTTTGGAAATGTCAATCGAAAGTTTGGCAATGGTTTCGCCAACGTCCGACTTGGCTTTCAATTCGTTAAACGCTTTCGTTAGTTCTTCCAGCGTCATGGTACCCACCTCCTCATTTAATTTTTGAACGTCTTCCTTACCTATTCCAAAAACGTTCAGCAGAGCCTTCAAAATCTCTGGTTTAGTCAAGTTACCCTCCTCGGCCGTTCCGGGCCTAAAGACTTTAGTTAAAAGAACATTGGCCCCCTGGTTAGCCGGAAGGCTATCCTTATGAACCAAAGAAATTTCATCCACAGACAAACTTTTTAAAAGATAACGTTTAGCGTTCTGCACTGGGTCTGTCTCCAATCCTGGAAGCGTTCGGCGGTACGTTACTTGACAAATTATTAAAGGAAATGTCATCCGCCGCTTGTTGGGCCATTTGCGCCCTTAACTGCCTTTGGGAAATCATTTGCCGTTTCATGGAAACAACGGCATCCCCGTTTGTTGCGTGGTCCGAAATTGAAACACCGTCCCGAAGAACGTGGTGCCGGCCGTTCATTTGCTTTATTTCATAGGAACCGTACTGCGTGCCGCCTGTTTGACCGAATCCCATTGAGGGATATTTACCGGAACCGGGCGCGCCTTTTACAACACCGAGGAGAGTTTGCATTTATTGGCCAAGCCGACCGCGAGCCATTTCGTGCGCATCCCCTTCGGATAAACCTTTTCCAGCCACGGAATCTGTTAAATGATCAAAAACATTGTATGTTCCTTCTTTGGAACCTTCGTGAATAGTAATCAAATGAATTCCTTTACTGTAATGAGCAACAGGTGGTTACATTTGACGAGAAAAATTCCTTGATAAACCGGAACCATGTCTTCCCGACCCAGGCCCACCCTTCTCCACAAATCCAACACCTTCAAGAAATACTTTTTGGGTCTTAGTCATAAAACGTCCTCCGGAAGAAACAGCATCTGAAATCCTATCCTTCCAAGAATCGGCTTGCTGTTGATCCAATCCATGAATCCTGGTAATGGCTTCATGAATTTGTGCTTCATTTCTTCCCCTACGTGCCAACTGATTGATAGTATGTATAACTGGATGCGCTCCACCACGAGGTCCGCTACCCGGCCCACCTTTTTGAATAAACTTGGCAGTCGCTCCGTCCGCTGTTTGTTGATATTCTGCCAAATGGCCTTCCCCCATCCCATCCGTAACAGGGGAAAGATTTTTGTTAGGGATAAAATAGTTACGGCCGGTTTCGTCTTTTAGCCGGGTATGTGTATCGTTGTTTGTGTGATCCTGCAAAGGATGAACTTCAAATTGTTTCCCGTTTTTATCCTGAACTTTATCCCCAGGGCAAAAAGGTCCGGTTCCCATCGTTTTTTCCAGAAGTTCATAAACTTTTTGCGACGCCGAAGGAGGCCCTGCCGGATCGATTTTCTTTTTCCATGCCGCAATAATCCGGGACTTGGTAGCCGCCATGTTGGAAACACCGGAAGCATTCTTGGGCATATTGGCATAGGACCAAGCCGCACGAATATGGGCTTCCGTGTCCAACGGATATTTGCCTTCGGCGGGAGCGCCATATTTGACATTGCCATAGGGTTTGGGCGGGGTCGCTTTTAAAACAATTTCCAAAAGTTTCTTTACCCGTGGTTTTAAGGAATGTTTACCTTTGTGACGCCCGGCACCCGTCCGCTTCCCACCACGTTTTTGAATAAACTCTTCAACGGTTAATCCCATTAGTGATCCTCCAATGGAACTCTTTGTCCCTGGCCACCGATTGAAAAAGTAGGGAAATCACCGGCAACAACTTTCGCCCAAAGACCATCGTCATCCGGACGAACTTTCATTCCAATAAACCATCCGGTAATGGCATTACCTTCGGCGTCCTTACAAACCACATTGCCCAACACTTTTTGAAGTTCCTTGGTAAGAACACAGGATTCCACAACATCCGCAACCCGTTTACCCCGATGCATGACTTTGCCTGCACGATCATCCAAAATAAAACCATGTGCGGCTTTTTGGAGAGTGGGTTCGTTTATGATGTCACCTTGGCGGTCAACGAGAGGTTCGTCATTCTTAGTAATAACGGAAGCCCAACCGTAAACGGTACGGAGGGATTCGTCTATTTTGAGAACCTTACCTGTGGATACTTCTTCGGACACGGAGTTTCCCTGTTAGGGAAATCTGTTTAAGGGTTGGATTTCTTTGGCACTTGTTTGGTGGGATTACTGAACAATTAAATATTACAAGGGAAGTAAAAAAATTGCAAGAAGTATTTTAGGGGGCATCCTGTTCCTCCTCTAAAATCTCATCCGGATCTATTTCCTCTTGTTCCTCATCTGGTTCCTGGTCTTCCATATCGGAATCATCTTCATCCTGGGAAACAGGTTCATCAAAAGTTAGGAACGTTGTGCAACGGCAATTTATATCAAAACTAGGAACTCCACTTTTGCCGGGGTACATCACAGGGCCAACCGGCGTTTGAAAGGGTTCGTTAAATGGCACGCCATCTGGATTCATATCTTCTACTTCAACATGGGCTTCCCGTTCCTTACCGTCATCCGTACCTAGCCAATGGCGGCGGGTTGTTTTTGGCATTAACCCTTGCGCCTTGGCTTGGTTCCATAAATCCTTCTGTCCTTCCGTAGAGGCGTTATGCACTTCCGTTCTGGAAATATTCAAAGCCCTGTTATTTAAAAGGGACTGGGCATACTTGTCCGTAAGCATGGCAACATTATCCCAGTCCACTTCATCCGCATTAAATTCAGACAAGGCTTGTTGTGCCGTGGAAGCGGAAAGACGACGCTCCCAGGGAGCCGTTAAACCATCCAGTTCCCCGGTAATTAGTTGGTTTTCAAAATTGGCTACATACTGTGCCTGCTGTGCCGTAAGCCCAACCACACCACGAATGGAACGGGCAATTTCGTCCACTGGCCAACCAGACGTAAAACCATTTTGAATCAGGGTTAAAACAGCCTGGGCTTGCTGGCTGTTTATTTCCACAATTAGTTCAGGGAGATAGGTTTGAAGAAAATCAATAGTGGCTTGGTTGGTAATGTCGAGATTAGCATCTAAGGAAGTGGACTGCTTTGGCGCTTTTTGAATTCTAAATATCTTACAAACCTTCGTAGCCCTGGCAATATTCCTTTTTGGTAATTGGGCCGCACCCATAACGGCACCACGACGATAAGCATCCAAAAGAACGTCCTGTAAGCCTTGGGCCACTAAATGTTTTCTAAAGTCTTTAAAGCCAAGGGCCTGCATTACCATATCCGCTTTTGCTTTATGGCTGGAATCCGTTTTTAGGATTTTTGTTATTTCGGAAAGGTTTACACTGGCCCGTAAATTATTGGCCGCTTTTATAATAGCGGAAACAACTTTCGGCCCATAGGCTTTCTGAATAGACCAAAGATGGGTTTTTGCTAATAAAGCTTTTTGGGCTTTTGGGGAATGGGAAATTTCACCACGCATTACTTTACGCCTTCTTACGAAACAACCACTGATAAAGTTTTATCATAGGCCCAATCCCCGCACTCTCATTAGGTTCTCCCGGGAATGGGTTATTTGGATTATCCGTTGAGGTTGGTTGTGTTGGCGGTTGAGGTCCACCATCGTTGTTATCTTCTTTTACAGGTTTAACACTTCCATCCGGAGGTAATCCTTGGGAAGGCGGTTGTACCGTTTGTTTCTGTTCAATCCCAACCTTCTCCGGCATACCCAACACTTGACGAATAAAAATTTCATCATCTTCCCCGCCAAGGGTAACGCCGCCCGCTTGAACCACCTGCAAAAGTGCCGCACAAAGAATCTGCATATCCTGCTTTTCCAAATCCCCATGAACCAACTTAGGAGGACCGTTCTTTGGTTTGAAATTGTTTACCTCAAACAACCTGGGAATAGAAAAACGGTTATGAACGGAACAAATGGAATCCATCAAAGCCCCCATAGCCACGGCCAGCATGTTTGTCTTGGAAGAAGCCAGGGCATAGGAACCAACGGCATTTTGACCCAACGTTAAAACATTCGCCAAAACGCTTGTAAGGATATCCTGAACATAACGACCGATAATGGCGTTCGTGTCCACTTGTTTACGGGAAGCAGTTGAAATTAAGTCAAACTTTAAAAGCTGGGCTTTTGTTTCCGGATCGTAAATGGAAGGAAATACCAACCCCATCTGTTCATCGTTGCGCACATTACGGACAATTTTTTTAATTTCTGTCAACATGGCTTTAGTATTGGAGTCAGCAGTGGTGTCCATCCATTCCCTTGGCACATAGCAAATCGGCATACCAGCCAAATCCCGTTCCGCCCCAATAGATTCAATGCGTTCCATTTCTTTTTTACGGTACCAGGCGGTATAACAATTTCTATAAAGGGAACGTCCTTCCGGATTATTTTTTCTATCCGTGGTTCTAAAAAGAAGAATCTTTTCTATAGGAAGATAAATAAGACCGCCGCCCTGTGGAGGTTGTTGCCACCATCCACAAACTCCGCCATCCTCATCAAATTCCCAATGTTGTAAAGTTTCTTGGGCACGAGGAGCAAGCTTACGCCAACCGATACAACCGTCATTATATTTTGATTTAAACTTGGAATCTGTTTGGTCCGGACCAAGGCGCTTTTTGTAAACAATCTCCGCACAAGACCATCCAAAACCCAACATGGTTAAAACTTCCGCAATATGACTTTCCCAGGAAAGAGACATGTCCTGCCTACAACCTTCCACAAATTCGGCATAACCCAAATCTTCAGGAGAATCGGAAGCGGGCTCAACCCGCCAATCCGTATGTCGCAACAACATTTCAAATGCAAAGTTAATGGCGCCAATGGTTGCATCGTTATCCATCATCTGCCGATAAACACGAACACCACGCCAACCACGAAGCTGAAGAAGTTTCTCTTCATCCAAATAACCGGAGAACTGCCAAAGACCCGTGATACCCTGCTCACTTAACAAAGGAATTGGAGTCGTAGGCGGTTGGTTGGTGGAAGTAGCGCCAAATTTATCTGGAGTCATTAAATCCTGCTGAGCCATGCAAACTCCTACTCTTAAGTTATTTTGATATTACTTTTTAGAAAACGATCCGCAATGGGTTGACATTTGGGAAATGGGCCAAGTTTAAAGGGACCTACGTGAACAGAAATTTTGGCCAAGGCCATAAATAAAACGTACAACCACCAACGCCATCCGGTTGTCTTAACAGAAACTTTTATTTCAAGTGTAGAGGGCAAGTTGTGTTCTTTCTTTAAAAAGAAGATCATACAACTTGTTTAGTGATTTAAGTTTACAGGAACCAAGAGGCCGTGTTAAACATAACCCCCGGTTATTTTAAACCGTGTCGCGGGCCTGCGATCACGGTATAGTCCCGGACAAATATCCTAAGAGAGTTAGGACGTCCTTGAACACCAATAATACACAAACGCCCCAAGAAGTACCAGAACTATTTAAGGCCCTACCCTGCGTCACCTGGAAAAAATCCCCCGATGGTAAAAAGATTCCCACACCAAGCATCAATTCAGAAACACCCTTAACATATGAGCAAGTAAAAGATACACCCTGTTCTGCGTCTGGCGGTTGGGGAATTGTTTTTAAAGAAGATAACGACCTAGGTGGAATTGACTTGGACGCCTGCCTTAATCCGGAAACAGGCGAACTCACCAAATGGGCCAAAGCATTTGTAGACACTTTTGACAGTTACACGGAAATTAGTCCCAGCGGTACCGGCGTCAAAATATACGCAACAGGTGCTCCCCCCAATATCTCACCCAATGTTTTAGTCATGCCAGGTCCAACCATTAACGGCAAAACACCACAAGTTGAAGCCTATGTCAAAAACCGTTATTTTGCCATTACGGGAAAAAGCTATCACCAACCGGCCAGGGGAATTCGGTCTACTCCGGCTGAATGGCTTAAGCTCGTAACGTTTTTACAGCAACATCAACCACAACAAACAAAGACCAGCACCAGCGGACCTGAAGGAAATAGAAATAATACGCTAACGCAACTCGCCGGTGCTATGCGGCGCAAGGGAATGGATTACGATTCCATCCTTATTGCAATACGTTCAGAAAATGCAAAACGCTATTCCCCACCACTTCCAGAAAACGAACTTATCACAATTTGTAAAAGCGTTTGCCGTTACAACCCGGCCGCCGATGGGTATGAGAGAGATCAGCACCAAAACATCAAACCAAATAGCCAAGGCAATGTGCTCTTAGGTTTACAACATCTAAAATATAGTTTTCGCCACAACATTTTTGCGGATCGTTTCCTGGTTAGCCAAGACGGCAAAAATGAGCGTCTTATGGATGATGGGGAAATTACCCGCATTTGGTTGGACATAGATAGCACCCTACACTTTAGACCTAGCTATGAGTTCTTTCAAAAAGTCTTAATGAACGAAACACGGTCCCATGCTTTTCACCCAGTTAGGGAATATTTAGAAAGTCTTAAATGGGATGGTGTGGAACGCCTTAACAACTGGTTAACGGTATATGCCGGCGCTGTCCAAAACGAATACACGCAAGCCATAGGGGAACTAACCCTTGTCGCGGCCGTGCGGCGCATTAAACAACCTGGATGTAAATTTGATGAAATGTTAATTCTGGAAAGTAAACAAGGAACAGGTAAATCAACACTGTTAAAAATACTAGCAGTTGAACCGGCCTGGTTTACGGACAATCTTCCCCTCACAAGTGAATCCAAAGAGGTTATTGAACTAACTAATGGCAAATGGATTATTGAAGCCGCCGAATTGTCGGGTATGCGCAAGTCCGATGTAGAAACATTAAAGTCATTCCTTTCACGTCAAGTAGAAATAGCACGCCTAGCCTATGATCGCCTAACCACGGAACGCCCAAGACACTTTATTGTGATAGGTACAACAAATTCCAAGTTCTATTTAAAAGATACAACAGACAACCGCCGTTCCTGGCCTGTTGAAGTAAATGTTTTCAATTTGGAAAAGCTAAAACAGGATAGGGATCAACTTTGGGCCGAAGCGGTACATTACGAAACCACCAAAGAGGAATATAAAACAGAAATAAGGCTTAATCCAAAGTTATGGCACCTAGCCGCAATAGAACAGGATAGCCGACAAGCCCAGGAACCTTGGCTGGAGATTTTTGAAGAAACTTTCGGAACTCTTAACGGCAAACTACACAGTTCAGAAGTCTGGAAGGTTGTAGACATACCCATCGCCCGCCGCACACAATTAGAAAACGCCAAAATTGGTGAGGTTATGAAAAAGATTGGGTTTGAACGTAAGAAAGCCAAAATGGAAAACAAAACCACTTGGACATATCAGCGTGGCACACCAGAAGAACGCCAATACAACACCATCGAAGTTATATTTGATCCTGAAATGGGAAAACCAATAGCCACATTAAAAATAGGATAAAGAAACCGTTGCCCGCTCCGTTGCCAAGGTTACCCCCGGGGGGGTCCGGGTTTTAGAACCTTGTTTATTGGCTTTTTACCGTTGGACCCTCCGGACCCCCTTAATTACTAAAAAGACCTAAACCGTGTGGTGATCAAGTGGTGGTGTAAACCGTGTGGGAGGGGGCGAAGGTAACTGTTAGGAAGTGGGGGGTACACGGGGTCCGGCAGTTGTCTTCACGTTAACAAACCTAATTATTAAAGGCTTTTACCCGGACCCCGTACCGGGGGTCCGGGGGGTTCCGGTTAAAACAACTTCCTTCCTTATATATAAACCAATTTTTCGGATATTAGATATATAAAGAACTTAACAATGTAATAGTTTCAGATAGATACTATGTTTCTAATTGGTAACCCAATTCGTATTCAAACCCCATTTTGGAGTAGACTCATTTCACCGTGAGTAGTATACTTGTTTTGTAGTTAGAAAACATTAAACAAAGGCGGTGCATTTATGAAAAGCAGAACCATTACAAACAAGTTCCAATCCCGAATTACACTGGAAATAGTTGACAGGATGGCGAAAGCCAAAATAGCTGGCTTATTGGTGATTGAAGAATCGGAACATAAATCCAACCTTCCTTGTGACGTTTGTGGTAAAAACGGTGATTTTTGTTATGTGGCAGTGGTTATTCACACCAACAAAGAAACCATGGAAAATGACCCTATGAGTGGGGAAGTTTATATTTTTGGACAAACATGTTGGAATAAAATAGGTATGAGGGTGAAAAACTTGGTGACTTCTTATCAAACCTCAATGTAGAAATTTTATCCCTGTGTCTTTCTTTTTTAGCGGATCTTAATGGTTCCTATTTAACCGCTACGGATACAGGTACTTTGGATATGAAACAACGTGCTGTAGCTTTGCAGGAAATTATTTATAAAAAATTAGGGGATCTGTCGATTTAAACACCAAACAAGAAAGATCTTTCTATGTTAAAAAAACTTCGTTTTTTTCTCGCCACAACTTTCTCTTCCGCCTTTGACGAAAGTTGGTTCCTATAATGGAAAACAAAAACTTTGCCAAGCTAACCTTTTGCCCGGACCAGAATTGTCGTTGGTTGTGTTCCGGTTGTGGTTGTCTTACGGATTATCCCCAAACCCATGTTTGTTTACCATCTATCCGGGAAGCCCTGCGCGTGCGGTACGTATTTTCCGGCTACCTTCATGAAAGTGGGGATTTGGTGGGGTATCGGGTCAATCAGGATGAGATTTGTTTGTTGGAAGAAATGTTGAATGAGTTGCAAATAAGGAGGGCTTAGTTATGTTGGTGTATGTTTCTATTGACTTTGAAATTAAACTGGATGTTCCAAAAACTTGTGAAACGGCATGGGGAAGTTCTTTTTGAGAAAACTTAATAATCCCCTAAGTCATGTGCCGATATCCCGCTAAAATCCATGGCGTTAATATCCATGGCCCCAATAACAATGCCGGCCCGGTACCTATCCAAAGCCTGAGAGGTCATGTCCACTTGGTCGTCGCCGCTAACGGTAGAAGAACTATAGGACGTCATGGTGGTGATGTAAGTAGCACACCAGGTGTCTTCCTTGGGTATCCACAACCCTCCCGCTTCAATAAAGGCCGTATGTTGGTCCATCCGGGTAAATTTATCCAGTTTACCAGGATTGTAAGCCAAAACGGTTCCTTTCCATTTTGGGGAACCATCGTCCGGAGTTTTTCTTAATTCCTGGATATGGCTTTGACCGCTGTCTTTATCCTCAATTAAAATAAACTTCGGTTTCCAAATTGCATACTTATCCTTAAACAGGCGTTGTGCTTCCGGAAATCCTAACCGTTCCAACCAAACTTTCCATAACTCTATTCTGCCGGGGAATGCCGCAAACAATCCCAAGGCCGTTGGGTCGTTGTGTTTTTTTGGTTTACTTGCGCAATCTGCAGAAAGAAAAGTAAACCGTGGTCTACGGGCCATAAGAAAATCCAGATCCGGATTAGGTGGGCATTCAAAACGCCGTATCCAACCGTCCTTAATAATACCGCCTTCCCGGGGAACGGGCCTTTGTTGCAATTGGGCCGCCGTGGCGTAGGAACCCAGGGAAATTTTTAACTTATCCAATTCTTCCCGGGGGAAACGTTCTGGGTCTAAAATTTCACCGTCTTCCGTGCGGGGGTCCACAAACCCAAGGGGGGATGGAGCTGTTTCAATTTTCATATCTAGGATTGTTTTTTCTTCAAACTCCATTGGAAGATTAAGGTGGACCCAGTCCTTGCCCTCCCGTTCCAAAATCTCCCCCGGTACGTCCTTGGAATTAACCCTTTGGGCGATAACCAACCGGCCGCCCGTTTTAAGCTGGTTGAGGCGGGTGGAAGAAACTTCCCAATAAAATTCGGAAGCGTTTCGGATGGCCGCTTCTGAGGAGGCTTCCTTTACGTTTATCAAGTCATCATAAAGAAAAACATCTCCTCCCTCACCGGTAACCGTTCCATCCACGGAAGTGGCTAGGCGAAAGCCATAAAGGGTGGTTTCAAATTTCTCTTTTGTGTTTTGGGTTTTACTGAGGGCCACTTTATCCGCAAACCTGTTTTTGTACCATTCCGACTCTATAAGATTGCGGCATTTGGCGGAAGCTTTTAGGGAAAGGTCGTGGGAATAGGAAGCATACACTATTTGAAATGTTGGATCTTTTGTCCACTTATGGGCCGGTGCAAAAACGGCCGTGGTGAGGGTTTTTGTCATACGAGGTGGAATGGTGATTAGAAGTCTTTTTATACGCCCGTCAAAAAAAGCTTCTGTATGATCACAAACGGCATCAAACGCCCAGCCGGTAACAAGCGGCCGAGGCTCAATAACATGCCAGGCCTTGCGTATAAAAACCCGCAGACCACCCCTGGTAATTTGTTCGATATCAAGTTCTATTTGTGAGGGGATAGTTTGTTCAAAAGCTGTTGCCATAGTTCCAATTCCTCATCCGTAAATTTTGACAAATCGGGCCGGCGCACAGGTTCCTTGACCGTGGTGTTGATGGATTGGGTAGGACGGCCAAGACCTCTATTAAGTATCTCCATGGCGGCTTGCATTCGTGTGGTGGGATGAAGTTCTGTGTTGTGCATGACGTTGGTAATAACGTTCAAGGCGTCTGTGGCATGTTGGAGGGCTTGGTCCCGAACATCCTGTTCCGTGGCATTTGGATTTTCCGGTTCGCTGGAATCGCTTAGTAATTTATCAAAATCCGAATTATCTAACACAAGTAGTTCCATTAAAGGAAGTCTGTTTGGAGGTTATTGGTAGTCTAACATTAAAGTAATTTTTTTGGGAATAAAAAAATTACTTTACAGGAATTTTTTTATAGTGTACCTTAACCGGGTAATTAAACACTAACCAAAGGAATAAAAATGCCAGGCGTTCCCACCCACATTAAAGATAAATCCCCAGATAGAATAAAACGTCATTATCACAAAGTAACCAAATTTATTCAAAACTTAAAAAAACGTTCCTATCAACATTTGGACACTTGCAAATTGTGTAAGGATACGGGCGGAACGGATTGTTCCCGCCCTTTCTTTTTTATGCAAAACCAGGCCCGTTGGGAAGCTTATCTTCGCCGTTTTCGTATAAAGGTGATGTTGCCTTTGTGCGGAAAGGATATTTTAAAATTGGAGGGACTTTACTAATGAAAAAGAAACAATCCATATTGTCAGCCGCCATGCTAATAAGTGCCTTGTTTAGCTTAAAAGGTTCCCAGGATAAAAATTCCATTGTGCGGGGTTTTTCCCGTAACATTGGCCAAGCCAGACAACGGGGTAAGGCCAAGCGCAAATTAAGGCTTCACCAGGAAAAGAACCGAAAGGTCGTTGAAACTTATCTGTGTCGTAAAATAAAAAATAATTTTACGCACCGCCATTATGGACAATTATTTCTTCTAAAAGGGAAAAATCAAATCGCCGTATTACGAAAAGATTTTCAACAGGAAAAAGAAAAGATTTTTAAAGAATTAACCTTTGTGATGACAAAGTGATTCCCGGTACCCCTGTTCTTTTGGATGGTCGGGTTTGTGGTTGTGTTTTCAAGGTGGAAGAACGAAAGGTTTTTTATTTTATGATTCTTGAACTTCTGCCGGCCGCTATGGTTTTGGAAGTGGCACAAACCCCCAAGGAAGAAAAACAAGGGTTTGTCATTTTAACCAAGGAGATTTAGGTGACCCCTCCAATATTGGAAAAAAAGGCCGCCCATGAATTTTGGCGTTTGGGCATGCGTACTCAAAACGGCAAGACCATGAAAGACCCCACCAAAAATCCCCAATTTTTTCTTTACCACTTGGAAACAAAGGAGGAAATCAACTTGGAACACTTGCTTTTATCCGTAAAACTGTTAACAGATAAGGGCCAAGTTCCTGTTGCCAATATTTTAACCGTATTGCCGGATTCCTTTGATAACAAGGAACCCCTGCATATCGTGGAACCCGGAAAACCCTAATGGCCCCTATTCCCAACCCCCTGGCCTATAAAGCTTTGGAACATTTTAAAAAAACCCAGGATTTATCCGTAATACAATTTGCTAAATTATTTTGGGAAAAGTATCAGTATAAAAGTTGGAGAACACTTTATGTTTTTTTAACAAGACAAGGTCTTGCGAGTAAAA